CTCCAACACTGTCCCCGTAACACTGCAGGATGTTCTTGGGCTGCTTAGCACTAGTAGCCTTGGTCCATGCAATTTCCCTGTGTACCCCAGGGTTGGCCTTACTGGTCTTTTTATTAGAACCAATATCTCTGAGTTTACTCAGTACGCAGATGCTCCCCCAAGTCAGATTCCAGTTTCTTTGGCCGAAACCATAGAGGTTGCATCGGACAAAGGTCAATACCTTGGGTGCGACAACGGATCTGCCAATGTTAGCCAGTCTGGTGTCAGAATTAAAACCCAGCCCAAGATAACCTCTATAATATCTCTTGGGGAAAATGAGGTTCTTGTTTCTCTGGATATTTTTAATTTAGCTCAAAACGTTTTCGTGGGTCAGAGTGGACTTCCCTTCTTCCCCTGGAATGAAGATGTTTTTCAGCAAGGTGTTTTGGTCCCCATAAACGCTTACTTTAACAATGGCCAAATAGCCGCAAACGGTATCTATGCTAGATATCTCCCAGGAAACAAAAACACGTCCCTCACTTCATTGAGCAGCACCTTCGATTTCTCTCTAACTTAATCACCCTCTAGATATCTGTAAAAAGCCTGCACTAACAAGCGGGCTTTTTGCGTTATGGCATACCTGACTCTGTAGTTGTATTTCGTCTCTTCTCTAAACAGGTGATCCTCAAACGTTTGAGAAGGTGTCATCTTGTCAAAGTGTTTGTAGATGTAACCTTGCTTAACTAACTCATACACAAGCCTTTCGCCTAGCTTCTTTTCTGAATAGTCGTAGTCCTCAGCGGCGTACCTCAGCGTCCAGAACTCTAGGTCGTATGCCCACAGCAAAAACATGAGCTCTTTTTCAAAGATATCCTTCTCTCTGCAGAAGTCTTTGACGCTGGTTCTCAGCCTCTTGAGGTAGTTCTTTTTTACGTACCTTTGATTTAATCTAGAAAACTCTCTGAAAAGCTTCTTCTTCGAGACTACGCTTTTTGGCATGAAATAAAGTGATGATGGATTACGAAGATACAGAAGACTACCAGTTCCTACTAGAGATGCAGCAGCTCCACAGTCAAATGGACATTTTGATTGAGCGCTACAATATGAGGGAGAGAGTCATGTCTGTAGTCGTTACAGGTCTTCTCGAACCCGTTGATGAAGACACCAGCAACATGAAAGCTTTGTTCAGCTACAATCTCGGATCTAAAGAAGAGATGGAGGAGATGATAAAATTCATATCGAATACCTACGAGGAGCAGAACAGTGGACCCGATCTAGATGACCTGCTGGGAGACCTCGGCATTTCATTGAACTAATGGACGGACTTATACGGAAAATCATCATCGGGAGAGACCCGAAGGATGCTATGGCTTATTACGTCGGCATGAGAGCTGGCGGGGGTGAAGTTTCAACCATCATTATGGACGACGAACACCTTTTTAAGTACAATAAGAAGAGATACCTTGTATATTTGCAGAGAGACGACTCACAGGTTTTGTGGAAGTGTGTCGACGACATGCCTTGTATTATAGAGTATGACTGCAACTTCTAAGAGTAAAGGACTGGGCGATACAGTAGAGAAGATCGCTACAGCAGCTGGAATCAAAAAGCTTCTTGAGAAATACGGCCCAGAGGACTGCGGCTGTGATCAACGACGCGATAAATTAAATGAAATGTTTCCCTACAAAAATGAAGACTCTTGACCTATTCGTTGTCGAGCTAGACAAGCAGATCAAAGACACGATGACTACCGATGGGGGCTTGGAGCTGTACGTAGACTCCAAGTGGAATGAGTTCAAGCACCGAGTGACCGAGGGTCCCGTGGTGTGCGCCCCGCTTAAGCACGATACTGGCGTAGAGCCAGGAGATACCTTGTACTTCCACCACCTAGTTGTACTTAATGAGGGTCAAGTACTGACTGGTCACGACAAGCACTTCTTGGTTCGGTACGATGCTGAACACACAATCAATAACCAAGCAATCGCATACAAGAGTGCAAAAAGTGGACACATATATACTCTCGGCGGTTGGGCTCTTCTCACGCCTGTTGAAGAGGGTCCTGAGCCTGGAGAGCAAAGCGACCTCATCGAAGTGGTCAAGCTTACCGAGTCTCCTGTTCGCAAAGCTCGCGTTGCTTTTGACGCTCCTTGGCTTGAAGAGCTTGGGATCGCTACTGGCGATGTTGTGGGCATTAAAAAGAACCGAGACTACGAGATAACTATCGACGACGTTAATTACTTTAGAGTTCGAGCAGAAGATATTCTTTATGTCGAGGAAGAAGTTCACAACGATTGATGCTGCCGAGCGACTCATGAAGTCGATGGAAGCAGCTATCAATAACATGATTGACGAAGTCAAGAAACCTGTTGATCCTGAGATCAACGGGAGCGCACGTAAAGCAGAACTTCAGTCTATCAAGCAAACAGCCACAGACTGCAAGGAGCTAATCGTTGAAAGACAGCGATTGGAACAAATGATCAAAGACCTACAAACAAATGGAGGGATCGAAGAAGCCAAAGACTACAGCGGAGGTTTCGCTGAGAGATACTCTAAATGATTGGAAAGAAATCGTGTATCAAAAAAACAAGATAGATTTTAAGTTCTGGGATGAATCCTGGAACGAAGAGTTCGAGGACTGAGTTGTTGGTTTTCGTCAGGCGGCCCTCTACGCATAATGGGCTTATCAACTGGGGCGTAGTTCAGTTGGTTAGAGCGTCTGTCTTATACACAGGAAGTCGCGGGTTCAAGTCCCGCCGCCCCAACAATTTATTATATTTGTACCATGAAGCTCAAGAAGCGAGACTATAAGAAGGAGTACGAGAAGTACGGGAAGGGCGGAAAAGCCAAGAAGTACCGTGCTCACTTGAACCGAATCAACCGCCGTAAGGGTACATACGGTAACGGCGATGGTCTCGACGAAGCGCACGTCGGCACGTCTGACAAAACAACACCTCAGCCCGAGTCTCAGAACAGAGCAAACAATAGGCCTAGGCGAAGACGCAGTAGGTAACTGTATGCACCTGTAGCTCAACAGGATAGAGCAGCGCACTTCTAATGCGCAGGTTCGGGGTTCGAGTCCCTGCAGGTGTACTAAATTCAATAAAATGGCTAAAATTCAATCGTCAACTTACAAGTCAAAAAGCGTCAAGCGCAAAGGGGTTCATGCAAAGACGAAGCAGTCTAAGAACAAAAACTCCAAGGCCTACAAGAAGCCATACGCTTCACAGGGACGATAATCATGCTTAGTTTCGTTTCAAGGCTACTATTGCTAGTTATCGTGCTGATTCCTTTTATTGATGACTCTACTTCTGCAAGAAACAGAATGCAGGACAGGATGAACGGCGCTCAGCTTTACGAGGCTATTATTACTGTAAACAATTTTATGAAACCAATCCATGGCTGATTACATCTGCAACTGCGAAAAAAAGCACGAAGAGTCTAGAAGCGGAGTATCCATTAAGTTCGGATCAGACGGAGCTTATCACGACATCAAGTGTCCATGCGGAAAGTATATGGAGCTCAAGAACCCAAAGTCTGGGGCCCCAAGCTTTAGAAGCAATAGGTATGGACAAGTATTCTGATGATCAGGATATTATCGCAATTTGCCCCCACGGTACGAAAGGAGAAGTTGTTCGGATCGGTGGGTTGGACATTGCACTTCCCGCTCAGCCTCCCAAAAAAGAGATTGCAGGACATGGAAGGCCAGACGACCTGCAGTTGTGGGAAAGGACTACTATGCCTGAGGAACTGTCTAGGATTAAGAGTATGGATGAGTGGGCCGAGACGCCTCGGGAGTTCAGGCAGAAGTTTTCTCCGTATATCGAAGAGGAATTTCGCCGTCGGCGTGAAGGCTTTTGGTTTTACAATGGGGGCAAGCCTACATATATTACGGGCAGGCACTATATGATGCTCCAATGGACTCGGATGGACATAGGTTATCCGAGCTTCCTGTCGTTCCAAAGAGAAATTTTCTTACATTTAGCTGCGTGTGAGGCGGACCCCCGATGTATCGGGCAGTTATATACCAAGTGCAGGCGGAGCGGATACACCAATATCTGCTCTGCCGTTCTGCTTGACGAGGCCACACAAGTAAAAGACAAGCTCCTGGGGATACAGTCAAAGACTGGTAAGGACGCCCAGGAGAATATATTCATGAAGAAGGTCGTGCAGATGTTCAGGCACTACCCCTTCTTCTTTAAACCTATTCAGGATGGAACGACCAATCCGCGCATGGAGCTGGCTTTTCGCGAGCCGAGTAAGAGAATCACGAAGAACAATAAGACTACGCAGAAGGGCGAGGCTCTTAATACGGTCATAAACTGGAAGAATACCACTAACAACGCTTATGACGGTGAAAAGCTTCACCTCCTGTATCTCGATGAGGCAGGAAAATGGGAAAAACCTACAGACATAAGAGACGCTTGGAGGATTCAACGGACGTGTTTGATCGTCGGGCGAAGAATCGTCGGAAAAGCAATGGTGGGAAGCACCGTAAATCCGATGGACAAGGGAGGAAAAGAGTACAAGGATCTCTGGAGGGATTCGAACCCCGAGGAGAGGAACGCGAATGGGAGAACCAGGAGTGGCCTGTATAGACTCTTTATCCCTGCATTTGAATCCCTAGAAGGATTCTTCGATAAGTTCGGAAATCCAGTTGTCAACGATCCAGACAAAGTCATAGAAGGGCTTGATGGAGAGGACATCATATTCGGAGCTAAGACTTACCTTAAGAACGAAAGAGATAGTCTTAAGAGCGATCCGTCGGAACTCAACGAGGTGACAAGGCAGTTCCCGTTTACAACGGATGAGGCCTTTCGGGATAGTATTGACGGTAGCCTGTTTAACATCGGAAAGATCTATGAGCAAATCCAGTATAATGACGATCTATATCCAAACCCTGTTGTCAGAGGGAACTTCGTGTGGAAGGACGGTGTCCAGGACACGAAAGTCATCTTTAAGCCAGACGCGAAGGGGAGGTTCAAGATTGCCTGGATGCCGCCTGAGAATCTAAGAAACCTCAAGAAAGAAGAGAGAGGTAAACGTATTGCACCTAATGCAGAGCTGGGGGTAGGCGGGGTTGACTCCTACGACCTTGACGCCACCGTCGACGGACGGGGGTCGAAAGGAGCGCTACACCTGTACAACAAGTTTCACATGGAGCATCCATCGAACATGTTTGTGCTGGAGTATGCGTCCCGTCCGCCTTTGGCCAAGATCTTCTATGAAGACTGCCTGATGGCAGCTGTGTTCTACGGGTACCCACTGTTAATTGAGAACAAT